GTCGGCGAGCATTGCCGCGTGGGCTGCGACCAGGGCCTGGTCGGCCACGTCGAAGGCATCCGCTCCGCGTGCCACCACGGCGAGCCGGACGATCAACAGCCGGTCGACGAGGTGGTTGGCGTGGGCGGTGATGCTGTCGCCATCGACGAACAGCAGCAGCGCCGGACTGGCCTCGCGGGTGACCGGCACGGCTGGCATGCGCAGCACCGGCGTCGGGGCAATCGCATGGCCTAAGCGCGTGACGATCTCCCGCAAGACGCGCTCGCGGACGGAGTTCATGGGGCGTTCCTCAGAGTTGGGAGAGCGAGGCGCGACGCTCGGAGCCGTCGCCGATGGCACGCACGTCGCGCACCCGATAGCTGTGGCCTGCCACCTCGACCATGTCCCCAACGGCCAGCGTCAGCCAGGACGCCGGGTAGTCGATCTGGTAGTCCCGCGACAGTGCGAAACCATCCAGCACGGTTTCGTCCGGCGCACGAAAGGCGCAGTGCACCGTGTTGCCTGCCACCGTGACGGCGGTGAGCAATCCGGCGTTGCGCGCCGCCTCGTAGAGCGTGACGACATCCATCAGGACGCCAGCACCTTCACCAGTACCGCAGGCCGGTGGCACATCGGCAGCGGGTTGGACTGCGTGTGCAGATCGGTGCCCCGGTCGAACTTGCGCGGTTCCTGCTTGGCGTACAGCGGCTGGCCCAGCGTGTTGGCCGTTTCGTTGAAGTCGGCAGGCGCGAAGTACGTGGCGAAGGTGTCCACCGTGCCCAGCGGAAAGGCGTGGCCTTCGCCTGCTTCGATGAATCGGCGCACGTTGTCGTCGCCATCGCTGGCTTCGCCTGCGTATTCCTCGAAGGTGATGCCGCAAAACGGGAAGCCCGAACGCATATCAGTGCGCAGCACCTGGCCGTCCTGCCAGCGATGGTAGGCTTCGATCACCTTCTCGTGGCTGGTAAAGGCGTCGAAGAACTCCGGTGACACGAGGCAATGCACGCCTGTCATCCGTTCACCCTTGAGGTTCTTCTCCATGTGGCGCTTGAGATCGAGACACTTCTTTTTGATGTCGGTGCCCGCGTTAGCCAGCTGGAAATTGACCACCTTCGGCGTGATCTCGAACAGGTCGAACAGGTCGTACAGCTGCGATCCATCGGCATCGAGGATGATGCCCTTGAGCGCGCCGATGCGCAGATGCTCGAGCGTGATCGCGTGCTTGTTGCGCATTGTCTGCAGGTGCTCAGCCATCACTGTTGCGATGGTCTGCACTTCGGTTTCCGAGCCGAAGGCGCGGATGCCTTGCACTTCCTCCGGCAGCACCACGTCATCGTGCGGGATGTGCGGAATGGCAAAGGAGCGCAGCTTGCGCTTGCCGCGCACGCCAACCGTTCCGGGCGAGCCCACCGGCATCGTCGGCAGCAGTGTCAGGACGCCGTTCTTTTCCTCGACGGCCACCGAACGAAAGCGTACCGGCTTGGCAGGAAACAGTCCCATGCTTTCCATCAACCCGTAGTTGTTGGGCAGGATGTTGATGGCAGCGGTCAGCGCCGACATCGAGAACGCGGGATTCTCGAAAACGTTGTTCATGGTCAGACTCCTTTGCGAACGAGGATGCCGAGGCTCTTGAGTTGCGCGATGGCAGCCTGTTTTTCAGCGGCGGTGATGGTGGCGGGCCACACCAGGGCGTGATCGGCGACGATGGCGTGGCGAGCCAGCATCAGCCCGTCCTCGCGGTCGATGAGCGTGGCGTCCACGGCCTGCATCAGCACGCCTGCGGCGTACTGGCTGCCATCGGTGGCCGATGGGTCGATCTGCTTGATCTTGCCGGTGGCGGTCACCAGACCGACCACTGTGCCCAGCGGCAGGTTTTGGCCTGCGCCCACGGTGATCTGGTCGCGCGAGTAGAGGTTCGGCGCTTCGTATTTCAGAAGATCGCCGAGGTTGAGGCCTTCAGTGATGACGGGCATGTCACTTCTCCAGTCCGGCGCGGGCGCGAGCGGCCAGCACCAAGGGGTTGTCGTTGAGGGATTGCGCCGCCGAGGTGGCAGCGTTCGGGGTGATCAGGCTGCTGATCTCCTGCCCGGTGGCGCGCGCCGTCAGCAGATGGCGGCGCACCGTGGCTGCCGGGGTGCGCGTTGCCAGAAAACCGGCAATGCGTTCGGGACAGCCCGCGAGCGCGCACAGTTCGGCGACCTCCTGCGCGTCCTCGATGGTCATCTGCGGGGGCGTGCCATCAACGCGATCAGCATCAGCGCCAACCCCAGGGTCAGCAGTAACTCCGGGTTCATTCATGAAATGCTCCAGTCGTGGTGGTTGAGAATTGCCCAGCGCCGCAGCCGCGAGCGCCGGAGGGGGTGAAAGTGCAGCGGTGAGTTCGGCCAGCAGGTCGTCGAGGGTGCCGACGGCATCGGCAAGGCCAGCGGCAACGGCATCGGCCCCGAAGAACACGCCCGCTTCGGTGGCGCGCACCGCGTCATTGGTGAGACCGCGATGGCTGGCCACGGTGTCGACGAACAACCCGTAGATCCGATCCACCTCGCTCTTGAGAAACGCGTGGGCTTCGTCCGAAATCGGCTCGTGCGGGTTGAGGTCGTTCTTGCGCGCCCCGGCAAAGACGGTCGTGTAGCGAACGCCGTCTTTCGCGTCGCGTACCGACTGGTCGGCGTGCATGGCAATGACGCCAATCGAGCCCACGCCGCCGGTACGGGTGACAAAGAAGCGACTGGCGGCAGACCCGAGCGCGTAAGCCGCCGAGTACGCCATGTCATTGGCTACCGCCCAGATCGGTTTGACCTGCGCCGCCGCACGCACGCGGTCGGCCAGATCGAACACCCCGCCGGATTCGCCGCCCGGGCTGTCGATGTCGAGCACGATGGCGGCCACCGAGGGGTCGGCAACGGCTGCATCGAGCTGGGCGGCGATGTCCTGGTAGCTGGTCAGGCCGGAGGCTGCTTCCAGTCCGACGGTGCGCCGCACCAGCGTGCCGTAGATCGGCAGGATGGCGATGCCACTATCCGAGGCGGGCGGACTGCGCGTAGCGGGTACCGGAATTGCCGTGCCGCTTTCCGTCAGGCCGATGCGTGGCCCCAGAACGGCGAGGATGACTTCAAGTTTTGGGCGATGGATCAGCAGCGGCGCGCCAAAGATGCGCGCCGCCATGTGCGGTAGCAGGGTCATGGGGTGTTCCTTCAGGCGGACAACTGATTGCTGTCGGTGGCCTGTGCGTTGGGTTCGGCGCTGCCGCCATCCTTGGAGGTGCGACGCGGATCGGAGTCAAAGATCAGGCCAAGGTCGTCGGCGCGCTGGTTGTCGGCGGCGATTTCGCGGTCGATGTCCTCGGCGTCGTAGCCGAAGGCCGAGATGGCTTCCGAACGGCTGATAAGACCTGCGCGGATCGCCAGCAACATCGCCTTGAATTCCTTTTCGGGATCGACCCATTGCCAGCCCTGCGGAATCCATTTGCAGGCGGTGTAGTCACGGCGGCGGCGGGCATAGCCCGGAGCCTTCATGGCGCCTGCCAGCACCGCCTGATCGAGCCACGCATTCCAGACCGGACGGCAGAGCTGATGCACCAGGACACCGTGCTGGATGGCCTCGGTGCGGCGGCGGAACTCCAGCATTCCGGCCCGGATCGACGAGTAGTTGACCCCGGAGAGGTCGCCGGTCAGTTGCTCATAGGTCACGCCGATGGCGGCCGCTACAGCACGAAACTGTGCGCGTAGGAATTCGCTGTAGCTTCCACCCACATCTGCGGGATCGGAGAACTTCACGTCCTCGCCGGGCTCCAGGATCTGCAGTGTCCCGGGCTCCATCCCTGCTAGCGCGATGCCTGCATCGTTGGCCACGCCTTCACCCATCAGGTTGTCCTCGGGGGACAGGCGGGTGATAAAGCCAGCGAACATCGCGGCGGTTTTCTTGCGCACGAGCTCGGCATCGTCGTACTGATCCAACTCGTTCAACTTGACCAGAGCGCGCGCAAGCCACGGTTCGCCGCGAATCTGTCCGGGGCGCAGTACGCGGTAGAGATGGATGATTTCCCGCGCGTCGATGCGCACGGTATCCATGCCGCCTTGCCCAGACATCGGCGCAAGTCGGCCGTCTTCAGGGTGCGAGCGATACAGGTGATAGGCCACACGTCGCCCCATCGAATCGAACTCGATGCCAGAGCGCACGACATTGCCGGTTGGCAGCTCCGTGTTGAGATGCAGCGGCAGGTGTTCGGCCTCGAGCAACTGCAGTTGCAGGGGTACGACCAGACCATCCTCGGGGCGACGGGGACGTAATCGAATCAGGCATTCACCACCTTCGCACATCGCGCGTGCAGCCAGTGCCTGCAGGCCGTAGAAATCGGTCTGCCCGCTGGCATCGGCTTGTTCCGTCCAATCGCGCCAGAGGGCCTGTACCTCGGCGCGGAACGCTTCGTCCTTGGCCATCGACTGCGGCTTGATGCCGGTGCCGACCGCGTTGGAAACGAAAGCCTCGATACCGGCATTGGCCCACGCATTGCGGCGAACAAGATCGCGGGATTTGACGCGCAGTTCATTTGAGGTGGCCAGCATGGCTGCCACGGCACCGGGATTGCCGGGCATCCACGCAAGGGATCGCCGCCCGCGTCCCGCTGCTTCGTGAACAGGTGACTGTCCGAACAGGCTGCGGAATTTGGAGTACCACGCCATCTCAGAACCCCTTGCCCGTGGTGACCCGGATCTGGCGTGGCGCACCCGGCCACAGCCCGGTATCCACGGCCTGCTCGAAGAGGTCTCGCTTGACCGCCGCAATGGCGGCCTGGAGTTCATCGACGCTGCGGTACTCGACGGTCTTGTCGCCAAAGGTCACGCGCTTTTCGCCCTTGACCAGCGCCGCTTCCAGCGCGTCGAGATGTGCTTGTGTGTAGGCCATCAGCGGTACACCGTGAGGTTGATTTCGGATGAGTCGTCGAACGATGCGGCCGTGGTGGCGCAACTGATATCGACGAACTGGGCGGTCTTCTGGTCGGTGCTGGATCGCACAATCGCAATGCGCTGCGTGCCGCTGTTGGTGCTGCTGCGGGCGAGCGCCGTCCAGCAGTAGTTGGAATCCGGCATGGCAGTAGCGAAGGTCACGCGGTAGCGGCCCGCTGCCGTCCTGGTCACGCTGGCCACGTTGTGCGACGAGCGCACGACGATCTGGCTGCCGACGTAGCCGAAGCACACCCACGCCCGCGCCAGGCCGGGATGGGTTGCGTCGATCTTGGTCTTGACCTCGAGTCCGACACGACTGGCCAGCGCACTGATGCGCGATGCGAGGCTCATCAGACCAGCGCGCCTTCGAACACGGCGACGAAGTCGGTATCGGTGTTGCCGACATCACTGGCCGCAACGGCGCCGATGTTGCTGCGTGCCTGCGCCTGCTCGGATGCCGTGAGTGTTTGCGCGGCGTCGAAGCGCACGCGGTTGTTGACGGCGGCGAGCAGCGCATCCAGACCACTGGTGCCGTTCTGCAGCAGTTGCTGGATTTCCACCAGCGTGTCGTAGGCAGCATCGGCTCCACCCAGAATCTCAGTCTTGAGCGCATCGAGCAGTGAGACGATCTTGGTGGACGAATAGGTGCTGGTGGTGGCGATGTTGGCGTCGTCGATCACCGCCGAGGACACCACGGCGGCCTTCAGTTCATTGATGGCCGCGACCAGATTCGACTTGTCGGTGGTGGTGAGGTTGGCCAGGTTGCCTGCCTTGGCGCGGACGTCGTTGAACTCCTGCGCGACGCGGATGACCAGGCTTTCGATACGGGTAGCAAGACTCATGCTTTCTCCTTGGGATGTCAGGACAGCCAGCGGCTTTTGATCACGCGCCGACCGGTGTTGCGGTTGCCAGAAACAGCGAGGCCACCGCGTTGGGTGGCCTCGTTGATCGATTCGGTTGTTGTTTCAGGAGATGGTGGACTGGCCATCCCAAGTTGTCGCTCCAGTTCGCGCCAGTGGCGTTCCTCAAAGCGATCCAGTCCCGCGCTGGATGCGGCCGCGCGGGCGTAGACGTAGCAGTCGAGCGCCTCGTTGCGCTCGCGCATCTTTTGCCACTCGCGCACCGGGAAGCCGTTGCGGTCGCGGCGGGTGATCAGTTGCTCCGCGCAGAGTTGCTGGATGAATTCGGCGTCGATCTTGGGCAGATGGACGAACCCGGCCGGAAACACCGTGGTCAATCCGTCCTCGCCAACATCTGCGCTCTTGCGCAGGTTGTTGTAGAGCTCGAGCTTGGCGATGCCCACCGCCACCGAGTACACCTTGATGCCACGGCGCAGCTTCTTGCCACCCTGCGAGACATCGATGGCGGTCGGCGTGCCGATCAAGGCGGCACCCCCCATCGCACCACTTCGCACGCCCTTGACCGCCATCACCCGGCTGTCGCGCACCTGCCGCACGAAGGCGTAGGCCTCCTGCGTGGCAAACCCGGTATCCAGCGCGAAGCGCGCCAGCGGCATCTGCGCTCCGCCAGCGTGTGTCCAGTTCTCAGCCAGCATTTCAGCGAGGCGCTTCCACACCGCGTCACGGGCCGTGTCGCCCATCAGCACACGGTGCTCGATCAGCCAGGATTCCTTGCCGCGCCCGAAGGCCCAGACCGACGCCTCGATGCGATCCTTCTGCACGTCGGCACCGCCCACCAGCAACAGGCCACCCTCGGGCACCCGGCCCAGCGGATAGTCCTCGCGCCGCTCGACCAGCCGCTGCCAGTCCGGCGCTTCGCCTTCCTCGACCCAGGTTTCACCCAGCTCGGTGTTCTTGAAGGTCTTGATCGCCGCCGCCGACCCGGACTCCTTGCTGACCGCAGCCTCCCAGGCAGCCGCAATGCCCCTCCAACTGCGCCAACCCACCGGGCTGTACAGCGAGGACAGGTGGAAGCCCGCCGTCTTGACCCCGTTCTCGGGGACAAGCGCGCGCCACTCGCCGTGCTCCAGCATCCATGTCTTGTGGTGCTCGGCAATTGGCGCGTCGCACGACTCGCAGATGTAGGCCGCCGACTCCGGCTCACCACGCTCCCAGCGCAGTTGCTCGAAGCGCAGCCACTGGCGGTGCGAGCAGTGCGGGCAGGGCACGAAGTAGCGCCGCTGGTCGCTTGCCTCGTACTCGCGCTCAATGGCGCTGGCGCCCGAGATCGTCGGTGTTGAGACGATGAAGATCTTGCGCCGCGCAAAGGTGCGCGTGCGGGCTTCGGCCAGCGAGATCGCATCACCTTCACCCTCGACGTCCAGGGGATAGCCGTCCACCTCGTCGAGGAAGAGATAGCGCACCGGCATTGAGCG